CCGTTGTAAGCGTCAATAATAGTCTGATAAAATGAATTTTTATCTCCATTCAAAACCCACTTTTTTCCACTCACTTCTTTAATCTCCGGGCGAATGTAATTTGATAGGTTTATAATTTGTAATTTCTCCATAAATTTATACTTTTAGAACTCCTTTGTTAAGTTCAAAATTCTCGAGGTCGGTTTGAGCCGTTGCGTACGCCTTGCCTCTATAGATTAAATCGTTGTTTTCGTTGATTGTGATTTCAAAACTTTGCCCCTCTTTTAAAATTGGCTCTTCAAAATCTAATATTAACACATTATTTTGGTAAAATGCGCCCAATATTTCAATCTCAAAAGTAAAATCTCTTAGCTCATCCCTTAAAAAAAACGTCAATTCGCCTCCATTATAGGAGCGAGGTATACATTTGAATTTGTAAGGTGCTGTTAAATTAAATATCCACATATTAATATAACTAAAAAAAACCTTTTTGTAACAAAAAAAGCCACCGAAGTGACTTTTTTTTAACAAACTATGAAAGAAAATTAGGAAACAACCACGTTGCTAACTAATGCGTATAAATCCGCCTTAGTCGCTGAGTCCAAAAATGGACTTAAATTGCTCTCTTCTCCAGCAATCGTCAAAGTGAAACCTGATAAATCCGCTCCAGCTCCTCCGGTTACCTTAGTGCAGTTTGACATTGTTCCGTTAGCTGCACCAACTAAAAGAATATTTCCATTGTAATCCTCTACAAAAACGTAAGGACGAGACGCGCAAATAAGTTGTACCTGAGCTTGTAAGTCAGCTGACAATTTTGGAAGTGTAACCGCTAATGATTGAGCGTTTAAAAATGTTCCATTATCCTGTGAGCTTGTTCCAGTTTCAGTCAACGTGTTAGTTGTCGCTTTTACTTCGTATTTAAAAACCTCAGGCATAGTTCCCAAGTCGGTAACTTGGTGATTTGAGATAACAAATCCATAATCGTCGTAATTGGCGAAGTATAGATTTTTATAACCTCCTCTTTGATCCTTGCATCCTAAAAGTTTTCCTTTTGATATTAAACAAGACATATTTTATATTTTTTTTATTAAAAACCGCCCAAGTTAATGAGCGGTATTTTGTTAATTAATTAGTCTAAAGATAACCAAACGATCTCCTCAGCGTTGTAATATCCAACACCTACAGCGTAAACCACTTTTCCTCTTACTTTACCAGTCAATAAACCGATTTCGTCCTCGTCAACAAGTGCAACTTGGTTGTAGTCAGCAGTTAATCCAGTAGCAAAAACTAAGTTTTTCTTTTCGTAGATTACAACTGAGTTTGAAGGCAATCCGTTTAATACTACTAAATTGTGACGTCCAAACGCTAAAGGAAAGTCAGTATTTCCCATTCCGTAAGTAATCCCTTGAGTAGATAAGTGAAAAGCGTAAGCCTGAGCAACGTCCGGAGAAACCGCAAGGATTAACTCTTTATTTCTTAACGCAACCGGTACAGCGTTTAAAGCTGGTTTCAAATATTTAGTCAATACGTTAGCCTCAGTAACAGCAGCGTCAGCAGTTGGCTTGTTAACGTCAGCGTCAGCAGCGAACAAAGTTAAGAATCCGTCGAAGTTAGTTGAAGACGTCCAAATGTCTGACTCCAATTTCTCTCCAATAGCTCCTAAAACTTCAGCCTGGATAGCGTCCATAATGTCGCTTGGTGCTGTTCCGTTAGCTGCTCCAGCTCCCATAATTCCGTCAGACCAAGTCTGTCTGAAATCTTCTTTGCAAACGTCAAAATCGTTTTTGAATTTGAAAGGCTCGATAGTGTTTTCGTTTAATACGATAGTCCCAGCTGGCGCAAATCCGCAAGTGTATGCAGTTGTCCCGTCAGTGTAAGCGATTTTTCTTAACGATAATTTAAAGTTTACATTTTCAGCGATAGTTACCGCTCCTTTTTCGATTGTGTCAATCGTTTTGAACGCTTGACCGATAATCATACCGGCAGCCGTTCCGTTGTAGTTTGATGATACAGTTGTAGTTGTAGCCATTTTTTAAAATTTAATTTTTTAAGTTATTTAATATTTTTTGTGATCTTGTTAATTTCACATTTTTATTTGAAGTTTCAGCAACTTCCGGTTTTGCTTTTGTTGACGCTTTCACTTCAACTTGAGTAGTTTTAACCTCAGCAATTTGAGCTGACAATTCAGTTTTGATTGCCTCGATTTGTTTTGAAACCTCAACGCTCATATTGGTAACGATAGCTTTTATCATTTCCTCAGTTGACATTTCAACTTCAACCTCAACGCCAGCCTCAGGAGTTTCAACCTCCTCAACCATTGCGTCCTTAATTTCAGCAATTATTCCCTCTTCGGTAATTACTAAAATTCTTCCGTCTTCAAGTTCGTGATCTCCAATAGGAGCTGGAACTTTGTCTCCGTTTTCGGCTACAATCATAACCGCTTGCCCAGCCTCAAAACTTTCAGCCTCTAAAATGGTAACACCATCTTTTAGCATCATTGTAGCCATTGTAATTTCAACAACTTCAACTTGCTCAGCCTCGCTCGATAATTTTACCGATGCGAAACCCTCTTTTATCGCATTTACGATAGTTTCTAAATTCATATTGATTTCTGATTTTAAATTTACTTTTTCCATATCAAAGACTCCGTCAATCGAAAATCCTTTGACTTTACCAGTCTTAACGTAATCGTTCCAAATCTCGTCGTTATTGACTTTCATTGCAGCATACCACGTTCCGATTGGCTCATTAAATCCGTACATTACGGACTTGTCATTTACGTCACTTTCTTTAATCCAAGTCTCAACAAATGTAACGTTTTGAATTTGCTCTCCTGAGTGTTCAATCGTTGAATTATTTTGATAACCTTGCTGGCTAAAATTATGTTGAACTTGTTTAATCGTTTCTTTTGGGAATACGATGTTAAATTCGTGTCCGTCAACATTTCTATATATTGGTTGCTCCGGTATTAATACCGCACCCAATAAAATTCTTTGCTCCTCGTTAATCGTTGCAAGTTTGATTTCCTTTTGTTTTGACAAGGTTACGAATTGCACTTCGATTGCTGGATCTGAAACTAACGAGATTGCATAAACGCCCTCGTTTTCCTGTTCGTTAAATAAAACTTTGTAAGTCTCCATAATACTATAACTTTTTTTTATTGTTTTGTTATAAACTTTTTGCATTAAATTTTAATTTAATGACATAACTTTTTTTAATTTTAAGGTTTCAACCTTAAATATTTAACTTTAATTCTAAGGCTATTTTTAAGCGTTTATTTTAATTAAAAGGACTTTATATATATTATATCGTCTTTTTAAAGTTTTTTAATTTAACGCAAAATCCCAATAAATTCAATACTTTACAGCTCAAGATTTTATCTATAGTAAAATATTTTTTAATAGATTTTATTTATCCTCCTATGGTTGCATTCGTGATAATATTCCTATCTAACGCCTGAGCCGTGCTAACGTCTGACGCTACAACGTAACTTCTTACGGGAGTTTGAGATTGTTGCCCTATCGTTTGAGCGAGTTGATTTGTCGAACTTGATCCAACCACATTAAAGCTCGGAGGCTGAGGCGTTGCTGCCGGAGTTGGCGCTGTTCCTCCTCCGCCTCCTCCGCCAGGAGTTTGAACAGATAATATTTTATTTACATTTGCAATACCTGACGCAACAGCAACTCCAGCCGCTACAGCTCCCAACGCTGGTCCGACAATTGGAATACCTGATAATGAATTGTAAGACGATACAGCCGCCTGATAAGTTGAAATTGTCGCCTGAGCTACGGCTGCCGCCTTACCAGCTGCCGTACTTTCTCCCAATAACGAGGCAACATTTCCCAATAAATTCCCAACGGCTTGCATATTAGCAGCCTTTGCCTCTCGTTCCTTTTTATCGACTTGGACTCTCGTCTCTGATAACTTCTTTGTTTTATCGTTGTATTGCTCCTCAGTAATTAATTTATTATCGAGTTGACTTTGAAAAAGAGCTTGCTCAGCGTCAATTGCTGCGATTTTTTCATCGTAAGAAGTTGTCTGATCATTAATTTTTTTCTCTAATTCAGCAGCCGCTTTCTCATCATTTTTTAATTTAATATCATTCTCGATTTGTTGGATATTATCTAAGTGCTTTTTAGTTAGCTCCTCAGTAGATAAATTGTTTGCCTCTAAAATTGCAAGTTTCTCCTGATATTCTCTATTTTCTTTTTCAGCTGGAGTCTCTTTTGGTTTCAAACTATCCAAAATTTCAATCGCCTTTTTAGCCGAGTCCATATCGGAAGCGAGTTTATCCTCAGCGATTTTCTTTAAAGCCTCTGCCTCTTCTTTTGCTTTCTTTTCGTTAGCCTCTTTTGCGTCGTCTTTTAATTTTTGATTGTGTTCTTTTGTTTTTGCTTGGACTTCTTTTTGGTGATCCGTCTGAGCTTGTCGAATTTCAACTTGGTGACGCAATTGAATATCCTTGCGCTCATCATAAGCCTTTTTTAAATTCTCGCTTTGCTTATTAACTTGCTTAACTGACTCGTTAACGACTTCCGTTTGTCTTTTAATTAAATCCTCGTCAGCGTCAGCGGCTTTTAAAGACATTAAATAATTTTTATTTTTTTCGTACGTGTTCATCGCAACCGCCTTAGCTGATTTCTCGTAAGCGATTTTTTCGTCAATCAATTTCAACTCCAGCGCTCGAATAGCTGAGGCGCTCGCTCCTGAGGCTTTCGCCATTGCTAGTTCGTGCTTTTGTTTTCTATCGAGTTCGGTTGAGTTTTTTTGTAGCGTTTCGCTTTGATTTTTGATTGCTTTCTCATTCTCTTTTACAGCTGCCGTATTTTGAGCCGTAGCAGCTGACGCACCCTTAAAATAATTTACTAACGCAACCCCAGCAGCAATCAAAGCCGTTATCACAATAACAAGCGCACCGATTGGATTTGCATTTAAAGCAGCGTTCCACAACCATTGACCGGCTGTAACAATTTTTTGAACAATAGTATAGGATCTTGCAACCGCTCCCAATTGTTTGAATGCGTCAACGCTTTCGCCAAGTTGTTGTAAACCCTGAGACAAAGCCATTGCCGATTGGACTTTTAAAAGTGTTTGCTCTACCTCTTCCGATTGTTTTCCAAATAAAGCCATTCCGCCCTGTAGCGCTGCAAATCCTCCGGCAACTCCAGCCAACGAGGAACTTAACGCCTTAAATTTAGCGTCAGGATTAAACGCATCCGTTAACGCTCTTGCGTCTCCAATTGCGTCTCTCAATTCGGCAGCTCTTCTCGCAGCTTTTATCGCCTCGTCTGAAGTCGCTCCGAATTTTGCCGACAATTCAGCAACGTCAGCCTGAGCCTCTCTTAATTGTGAGCGTAAACTTCCAACGGCTTGGTCGGCATTGCTTTCAATTTTTATATCAATTACTTTCTCAATCGCCATTTTAATAAGTCTTTAAATTGTTGTAAATAGTTTTTTTTAAGTTCAAATTTTCCTTTGGCGGTTGCGATTATTTCATTGTGTTCGTATTGCTCGACGTGTTTGAGCATTTCCAAAATATTATTTATCATAATTCGTTGAGGAGTTCGATGTCGCTTTCTCCGGTTGTTAAGTTAGTAGTAATTTTATTAATTCTAAAAAGACGATCTACAATTTTAAACCTATCATTTAGCTTAAAATTCATTATTATACTAATTGGCAAAATCGCCTTAATTTTTGTAAGTCTATTTTTAGGATTAAAAACTTGCATAATATAATCCTGATAATATTTAAAAAATAATGTATCGGTAAAATCGTTAGTCGCCGTCCATTCGTTAAGCTCGGCTTTGAAATTTATATTTGAGGTGCTAACTAACGGATCAAGTTCCAACGAATTGGACGGCAAAATATAGTCGTTTATTAATTCGTGCGTCGAGGTTGTCTTTTTAAATGAAAATCCAGTCGGATCGTTTTTACCAATAGGATAAAATAAAAGCGGTTTGTTAAGTGACGCCTCATAATTCCCAGTCGCAGCGTTAAAATTGTCGTTTGCTGAATATCCCCATTGAATATCGGTAACGCTATTGTCAAAATCATAAATTCTCTCAAATTTCATATGAGAAAACGGCAAAATGACCTTATAAACGCCTCCCTCAATCTCAGGCAATTCGTTGTAAATCTCCTTTCCCCACTCGTAATTGAATTGCTGATTATGTTTTAAGGCTAAAAGTGTCTTTGTGTCTTCATATCCAAACTCAATTTGTTTAAATGGTAACGCAGTATTGACGCTTTTACTATCGACTTTAATATATTTAGTGATATTATGGACGTTTCCGGTGCTATAAAAGTCGTCCAACGTCTTAACTACTATAATATTATTCTCAACGTAAGCCGTCAAGTTGAACATTTTAAACAATCCAGTAATAAAATCCAACACTTTTAACTCAGGAACTTGCTGAGCAATATCGAAAACAAAATCACTATTTGTATTAAAAATCGAGGCGTAAAAGTTTGCATATAAAGTTTCTGTTCCTCCCATTCCGTCCGGTGCTAAATATCCCAATTGCATAACAATATTATCAATTGTTATAATTGTGTCACTTTGTATAAAAAATTGATAACTTCCAGCATCTGTTAAATTTGCTATTCCTAAACTAGACTGACTTCCCGTTAACGAATTACTTTGCCACCATAAAGCTCCATTTCTATAAATTATAAACCTATACGGAGTTGTTGACGATGTTGTAATATTTAAAAATGCCACTGAGTCAAAGCCAGTGTCTACTTCTAATTGACTTCCAAAATCCCAAGTTGTAATTATACTAGGCGGTAAAGTTCCGCTGTCAACTCCTTGAACTTGTCCTTTACTTCGGTGCAACCACATAAAAAGTTGGTAGTAATCTAAATTAGAATTATTAAAAAAGTCATTGCTAAAAGTCAATCCGTATTGGCTCTCAATTGCTCTAATTATTTTGTCAACTCTTAAGGCATATTTTAACTCACTCCATAAAAGCCCGTGATTATGCGTTGCACCTGATTGATAAAATAAATTCCTATCGTCCTCAGAATGTCCGCTTGAGCTATCATAATAATACCTATTTGTGTGTGTTATAAAAGGAACGATTACGTCGGCAGCCGTTGGATCGGTTTGAAATCCTGATAATACATTGTCAGCGTTGTATATTTGATTGTAAGCCGACAAAGGCAAAGCGTTCAATTTATCCTCGCCAATTAAGTCGTTGAGTTTAATCGTATCTCCGTAGTAAGTAATTCTATAAGCGTAAGGCTGATTATTTTTTAAGTCAACGCCCTCGAGTTTGATTTTACCACTATTAAATCGATTGGAGTCAATTTCAATATAGCCGTCAATTCTTACTCTCGCATCAAAGCCTCCGTCAATATCATAATTATAATAATGTCTAAATAAACGATTATTTTCTAAGGTTGCTGGAACTGAAAACGACTTAGAAAAATCGGTAAAAACTTTTGAAATATCCTGTACGTCTTGAATGACTTGAGTTACTGAAATCGTCTCGTCGTTAAATAAGTCCGTCCTTTGATACGCTCCGGTTGTATTGTCTTTTAAAAATAAGGCAAGTGTTAAATCCATTTAAATAGCGTCGTTAATTAAATTATAACTATACTCAAAATCCAACTCATAATTAATCATTCTATTTTTGAGTTTTGTCTTCAACTCAGTCCCTTGAGTTTTTACAATTACAGGCTTACGATCTAACAAAACGGTCTCGCTTAAAAGTAAGTCAGTAATTAACTCCTTATAATTCTCGTCAACCCAACCTGAGTTGACTTTTATCGTTTGAGTTCCTATAAAATTAAACGACTTATTTTGACCTCTTAAGGCTGTATAGTTTACGTTGTCAGGACTCAATTTATAATCGTCGTTTTTAACGCTTAAATTATTGGTTTGAGCTTTGTAAAATGTTAACGTCTGCCAGCCTCCGTCTCTATTTATAAAGTCAATTAATACCGGAGTGTATTTTGGCTCACAAATTGGATAGGTATAAAAAGGATCGAATGCAACCGGAGACGCTCCGTCAGGATATAACGTAATTTCAACACTAGAGCCGTTGACGTAAGCGCTATCAATTTTGACTAAAGAAATCGGAATGCGATACAAACGAACTCCGAGTATATTATCCTGATTGATTGACGTTGGATAACTCACTCCGTCGATGCGGTCGTAAGTCACATTCAAAACGTCTCCCAAACTTTGAAAGTCAACCAATATATTAACGTACTGAATTGTATTTGTCGGATAACTTGAAAGCGTTTGATAATTGTTTTTTATGTCAGGATTAAATAATAATTCAATTCTACTATTTACAGCCGTTTGCAATCCGTCCATATATTGAGTGAAACCATTAACGCCAACGTAGTCAGTTGTATCAATTAAAGTGTACGTCCCGGCATTATTCCAATACCTTTTGACTTTAAACATTGCAAAATTTTCGTTGTAATCCCAACCGACATAATTTGGATAATTTGGCGCAATATTATCGATATATTCCTTAACGAAATTTGAGACGTTATAATAATTTGATATATTAGTTGGATCTGGCGACGGCTTACTTAAGGTATATGTCGGAGTTGTTGGAATTGTATCTCCTTGTCTCCAAATAAATAACTCTATTTTTGAGCCGATTTGTCCAGCCTCAGTGACCTCAATTACAAATGGACTTCTTACTTTAACTACTTTCATTTATTTAATATCTTTTAATGTAAAATTTAAAAACGACTCCAAATCCAAGCCGTACTTTTCGGCAATAGTATTGTCAAATTCTTTGTATTCTAAGTCAAACGCATTCCTAAAAAATTTCGTCTCGTATGTTCCCGTCCTATTTATCGAGTTTGTTATCGACGTAACCATTAATTTTCGATTAACAAATTGACCTCCTCCGCCTCTCACTCCTTGAATGCCTTTGCGAACAACCCACTTGTCAATCGCACTCCTCGAGGCGTTTGCTTTGTAAGGAGAATTTGGAGCTTTTGAACTTGACTCACTTCCTTTCGTTCCGTAATCTAATTGCGCCCAATAGTCCTCAGCGTAAAAGTCAAACTCAATCGAGTTTTTATTCTCTTTGGCTTTGTAATCTAACGACTTCGATAATTGACCGGATGCGTTATGTGTTCCGTAACGTCCTCCGACTTTTAGATTGAGCCTTGCTCTCTCTACTACCGACGCTCCGAACTCGTTAAGCGCTTGCTGTACGTTTTTAGTCTCCATTACAACAAACTCCAAACTCGTTATTTGGTACGCTTATCTCAATATCACATTTCCATCCGTCAAGCGCATTCGTAAACGCTAATAGTATCGGTTGCAAAGTTGGATCGTTTTGTAATTCAATATCATTCTCATCACGTTGCAATCGCATTTTTGTAATCATATAATTGAGGATTGCGTGGCAAGTGTTTAAATTGTCAAGCTCGTTGTCGTTCCCTAAAAATTTATCGGTTACGTTTATTTTTGACATATTACGAATATCGACAACAGCCACCTCGAAAGTAAAATTGACCACTCCATTATTAATTGAAGAGCTGAGTATATTAATATGAGCGAGCGGAAATATATTTTTTTTAACATTGTCAATTATGTCTGTGCCGTGAGTGATTGTATTTAAAAGCGGTGCGCTCTCCAGCGTACTCTTAATGTATTCTATTGCCTGATAAAATGCCCTCATTGTTTAAAGTGATTTTTAATTTGTTTTGCCTCTTCTTTGCTTTCGTCGATTAAGTAAGATAATAACGTGAGTGATTCGTGAAGAGGCTCGTTTCCAACTTCTCGAGGTTTAATTCTAAGCTCTCTTGAAAGTCTAACAAATGATTGATACCAACCCCAGCGTTCCCCAAAACCTCCTCGAGATAAATTCCCTCCCTCATCGCCTTGCTCTCCAAATGCGATAGGATATTGTTCAATAATTCCTTGCTTAAATTCCAAAAAAAAAGTATTGATCCGATTACAACGTCCATTCTCACGTCCTTAAATAATTCCGCTTTGCTCTCGTCTCCGTCGTAAGTCTCAATTTGATAAAACGGCATTGCTGACTTTGTTATTGGCCGATACATTACTGACATTAGCAAAGGCAAATTGTCGTCGTTACCTAGTAACGAGTCCATTGTGGCGTGTTCTCCGATTGTCATTTT